AACATATATCATATAGAGTTGCCCGACTGGTTCACAGCTGCATTTGTAGAAAAGCTCGTGATGAGAGTCGCAATACTATATTTGGTTGGTAGTTACGAAGGTGTAATATGAGTAAGATAACAGATCTACTAGCAATACCTATAGGGTTTTTAGCAATAAAGGCATTACAGGGTAAGGTCAAGGACGAAACGGCACCTGAAGTGCTAATTGCTGACCCTTTCATTAAACCGTTAGACATAGGGCCTGTACAAGTGGGAAACCTTTTGTTTGGAACGCCGACACCTGAAGGCACACCAGCGCCGTTGATTAAGGATGCTGTGCCGTTTGGAACTGGCGTGGATGTAGTGCCGTTTTTTCCTGAAACTGCCGCAACCGCAGATGAGGTCTTTCCATCTGACGGAACTAGTGATATTGCCAAGCTAAAAGATTTCAAATACAAAGAACTTAAGTTTGATGCTTGGTGGCTAAAATAATGCCGTTTGCGTTAGTGCCTGATGGTTTTACGTTAAAGAAAGTAACTAAGTTACAAAAACAAGCTATAGACAGTTACAACAACGGTTTAACAAGCAAGGCCTTTTTTGAGGGGCCTGCTTCTGCTGAATTGGTCAAGGCTGTTGCTATTGTCGTTACTCCAATCGTGTTAGCAGTCTTGGCCAAAGAAGGTTTTGAAATTACACAAGACTTATTTGACAAAGTAACAAAAAGTGTTAGCGATCTAATTCCTGATTTTGATTTGTCAAAATTAACTGATATAGGCGTACCTTCTGTTTAGACTTTACGGCCCCCAACTTTTTAGTCGTTCATTAAGTACCTTGATATATAGGGGCCAAATGTCTAGTATATGGAGTTAACACAATTTATACTACCGTTGTTTGTTGCCCTTGAGATTTTACTTATTTTAGGGCTGTATCGTTGGATTATCCGAGATTGGATTATCGACACATGGGAAGCTAAGATAGACGAAGAGGGCTGGCTCGTCGAAAAATTAGACCCTGTTATTAATGAAATAGAAGATAGGACACACGATAAGTTACAGGCTTTTCAAGATTCTTTTTTTGGTTCTATTGGAGCTATGACACAGAAAGCGCAGAAGTTAGATCCTATGAATGGTATACGTAAAGCCGCTAAAGCTGGCGATTGGACCAGCATGCTTGTAGAATATGCAGCCAATAAGGCCAATCTAGGGGGCCTGATTGCTTCGCAACAGGCTGACAATGATGGAAAAGTAGGGGTAGACAGCGATAAAACGGGGCTAAAACCGCAAAAAATAAGAGATTTACTTAATAAATAAAATAAAGGTATTATTATATTAATTGGTATGTAGGTTAATTCTAAAAATTTTTAGGAGTCCTATGTTTCTTAATAATAAAAAGATACCTATATTTTATATAGTGTTGTTTTCCTTGCATAATCGGAGTAACAATGGGCATAGTAGAATATGAACTAACCAGATTGAGACAGCAAGAAATCAAAGTTAAGTCTTTGGTAGCATTGGCCAAATATGGGAACCAACATCAAAAATTTAAAGCGTTAGCTAAATTAGAAAGGATTGCATATCCCGAAGATTTAGCTAAACAAATAGAGCAAATGAGATTATCCGAGGAAGCAATATGATTTGTATGCGATGTGAAAAATACGTAAGACATGACCATTCATATGATGAATTACACTGTAAACATTGTTATACATATTTGCAAAACGTTTACAGAAGAAGAAAATATGAGAGAATAAATAATGGGCCGTAAAAAAGAGTTTAAAGTACAAAAAGGTTTTACAATAGGTGCTAAAGAAATTATGTGGGCACAGGAAAAAGCAGAAGGTCAAGGCCTAAAATTGTCTAGGTTTGTGCATGATTTAATACACAAAGCAATGATATTAGATCTACAACAGGCAGAACGCAAGCCATCTACATGGTGTACTAATTGTAATGCGTATAGGGGCTTTGATGAAAACAAAGGCCGCTGGCTATGCGAGGAATGTAAAGAGGATAAAACCGACATAATTAAATACAGTATGCGTTAGTGCCCTTACATGGCACCAAGACGTAAGGCCCCAAGACGTAGGGCAAAAAAGAGCTTTAACATTAGTGC